GGGGGATGCAAGGGGGGGGGGAAGGGAAGGAGGGGGGAGAGAGTGTAGAAAAGAGGGTGGCATCATTCAAGGAGAGATCATGTCTTCAGAAGACGAGAAAGAGGTTCAGAAGAAGCATCAGGAGTCCATGCGTCGTCATTTGAAGGGGCGCAAGGGGAAGAAGGGTCAGTCCAGGCGGTATTCCCGCAGCGACAAGGAGTTGATCGCCACCGAATACTACCGCCAGGGCAGTTATCGCAAGACGGCCAAGGTGCTGGGGATTGCCGAGGCCACGGTCAAGCGCATCGTCCTGGCCGCCGAATCGGATCCGGAGCTTCAGAAGATCCGCGCCCGCGTCCTCGAATCGGTGGCCGGCAAGATGATCGGCATCTCCGAGCGCGTCATGGGCTCCGTCTGTGAAGATGAACTCCGCACCGAAATCCACAAGGTCTACGACCAGGACGGAAACCTCCTGCGCGTCGTCCAGACCGGACCCTCGCTCAAGGACAAGGCCCAGGCCGCAGGCATCATGGCCGAAAAAGCCCGCGATATGATCCAGATCAGCGAGCAACTCCGAGGAAATCAGTCCACAAACTCGCTCATGCTCCCGGGTGACCTCGAAACCGCACGCTCCTTGCTCCTGAATAAGATCAAAAGACTCCAGATCAACATGGAATTCTCCGATGACAGCGCCGTGGCCGGCGAAATGAAGCAAATGAAGCAGAAAATCCGCACAGCGGGCATCAATCTCGAAGAAATCACCCCCGATCAGCCCGTAGAGGCCGAATTCCAGGAGCTCGGACCCTTTGACTAGCCGGAAACAGCAGCTCAAGGCCGTTCATGAAGCTCTGATCGCCATCGAGCAGTACGAAAAGCTCATCGAAAACCAGAAACTCGTCGCCTTCAGGCCCATTCACTGCACCGACCAGACGAGATTCTACGCCGAACAGACCAAACGCATCCGCGTCGTCCTGGGCGGCAACAGAACCGGCAAAACCACCATCGGACACAACGAAGCGGTCGCCCATTCCCTCGGATATCGCCCCTGGTACCCCCAAGGACACCCCCTGCGCATCGTCCGGCTTACCAACGGCAACCCCATCCCCGTGCCCAACGTGGGCCGCATCGTCGCTCAGAACTACACCCAGGCCATCGTCCAGACCATCATGAAGAAATTCGAGGAATGGGCGCCAAAGAACGAGATCAAATCCATCAAGAACAACTCCCGCGGCGTCCCGGTCCAAATCACCTGGAAAAACGACTCGGTGATCCACCTGATGACCGACGACCAGGACGATATGGCCTTTGAAGGCCCCTGGGGACACTGGTTCTGGATCGACGAGCCCTGCGGCTATCGCAAATTCACGGGCCTCAGTCGCGGGCTCGTCGATTACGATGGACACGGCTGGATGACCATGACCCCCCTGACACAACCCTGGATCAACGACATCCTCGTCTCCCGGGCCGGCGACAAGGATTCCGGCATCGCCGTCTACAAGCTCTCGATCTGGGACAACTGCGTCGAGAACGGCGGCTACCTCACCCGCCAGGCCATCGAAGCCTTCCTGTCCGATATCCGCGAAGACGAATTCGAAGCCCGTACCCATGGGAACTTCCTGCACCTGGCCGGACTCGTCTACAAACAATGGGAACCAAGGCCGCCGTTCTACATCGACCCCCACGAAATCCCCGACTCCTGGCCCCGGGTCTGCGTCCTCGATCCCCATCCCCGCAAGCCCCTGGCCATGCTCTGGGCCGCCTGCTCACCCTCGGACGGATGGAAGGTCTACCGCACCATATTCAGCCCCTCGATCAAGACCATCGCCGATGCCGCTCAGCGCATCATGTACGAGGAAAAATGGGAATCACCACGGAACCCCGGCCCCGGGTCCGAACCCGTCGTCCTGCGCATTATCGACTGGTCCGCTGAAGCAAATGAACCCACCAGCGGCTTGTCTATCCGCAAGATGTTCACCCAAATCTCCCCCTTCCTGCACCACGTCAAGGCCAACAAGGCCAACGCCCAGGCCGGCTATGACGCCATCCATGAAGCCCTCAAGATCCACAACGAATGGTCCGAGCCCAGGCTTCAGGTGTTCAACAACTGCCGCGAACTCAAGCACGACTTCATGAACTTCTGCTTCGATGAATGGGGAACCTCCAGGCAACGGGACCGCATGGGTGAAAAACAGGGGTACATGAAGACCAACGACGATTTTATCGATTGCGTCAGGTACATCTTCCAGCATAACTTGACATATGCCATGCTCAAGAGGATGATGAACGACAGATCCGAAAAATGGGACCGCATCATCGACAATGAAGTCATGGGAAACGGTTCCATCTTCTCTCGCACAGGAACCAGAACAGGGATCGGAGTCTGACATGACCGATATCCTCGAAAGAACCACCCGCGGTATGCTCGATCTGGAAATCAGTAGCGACTTCCGCTTCAAACAGGAATACTACAAGGAAGCCGTCTCGTTCACCAAAGAGCACCACGCCCGGATCGTCCTGGCCACGTCCATGGCCTCGCCGTCGGTGATCGACATGGCCGGGATCACCACCGGCGCCTGCCTGATGCTCTCCACCGACAGGGAGATCAAGGTCGGCATCGATACCTCCACCAACCTGATCACCCTGGCAGCTAACGGTATGATCATGCTCGTGGGCTCGTTCTCTGCCGTCTACGTGCAGAACGAATCGGCAGACTACGAGGCGACCATCGAAGTCGTCATTACCGACTAGGAGTACGACATGGCCATCATGCTGGAGGAAGACTTCCTTGAAGAACGCGGCTTGGCCCTGACCAGACTCATCGAACAGGACATCCGCGACCACCTGCCGCGCTATCAGAAGGTCCGCGAACATCGCGCCCTGTACGACGGCTCGATATCCAGCCAGATGCCCCTGCCCTGGGAGGGGGCCAGCGCCATCAACGTGCCGCTGATCATGAAGAAGAAGATCTCCATCGTTCCCATGATGGTCTCGGCGTTTCTGTCCATCGACCCGGTGGTCAATGTCCAACGCTCACCCGACGAATACTTCAGCGAACAGACCGATGACATCGAGCAGTTCATGAATTTTGTCGTGGATAAGGACATCCCCGGCTTCTACCAGTCGATTGAGATGTGGTTGAACGACCTGACCATCGACGGCATGTCCACACTCATGACCTACTGGAAGAAGGAGTACCGGACCGTTTCGGAAATCTTCAACCTGAAGATCATGTACGACACCGGGCAACAGAACGCCCTGGGCGACGAAGTTACCGAGGCCCGCGAGAAGACCGGCATGGAGTTTTTGGTGGACCTGTTCGGCGCTCCCGATGTCAAAAACGGCATCGTTGACGCCTGGCGCGTGGATGAGTTCGCCCCGGAGGACGGCGAGCAGGGTGACGAGGGCGAACTGCTGATCGAAACCGGCATGGGCGTGATCGGGCAAAAGTGGCATGTCGAGTATATCAAGGAGCGCGAACGGAAATTCGCGGAAGTGGAATTCGCGCCCACCGAATACGTCGATGAGATCGCAGCCAAAGTCAGGCATAAGATCGTCCACATGAACGCCGCGAACGTTGAGAATATCGAGTACGAAGACATCATCCTGCCGTTCAGGTCCAAGGGTATCCAGTGCGCCGAACGTGTTACGCGCCGCTTCTGGCTGACCATCAACGAGATCGAACGCAAACGTCGCGAGGGACAGTGGATGATCTCGGACGAGGACATGAAGCGCATCAAGGCCCATGCCCTCAAGGCCCCGCAGGATTTCCACTTCTACACCGGGTTGCAGGAACAGAAGGACAACCTGACCGGAGAAGACGCCGGTTACGGCAAGTACGACTCCGTGGATCTGCCGTCCAGATACGCGCCATACAACTCCAACAAGGTCATGTGCTACGAAGTCTACATGTCCGACGATGTGGGAAGCGGCGAGCCGGAAGAAGTCATCTACACCATCATCTACCCGCTCCGGTCCATCGTCCACGCCGAGTACCTGTACGAAGTCTTCCCCCACGGCAGAAGGCCATTCGTGAAGGCCAAGTACGACCTGGTGACCAACCGCGACTACGGCATGGGGCTCGGTGATCAACTGGCTGCCATCAACATGGAAGTCAACACCATCATCAACATCATCAACAACAATCAGAACCTGGTCAACAACCCCTGGTTCCTGTACGAGCCGATGTCGTTCAATCCCGGCGATCTCCAGGGCGTCCAGCCCGGGCAGGGCGTTCCTTGCCAGAACCCGGCCGGCGTCGTGTTCCCCAGGTTCAATTCCACGCCCCTGTCCGACATGTCCATGATGAGCTCCCTGCTGATGTTCGCTGACCAAGTGACGGTCAGTCCGCTCTCTGGCGGCAGTACCCAGATGAAGAACGCCCCGCGCACCGCCCGCGGCACCCTGGCTCTCTTGGGCGAAGGCCATGTCCAGATCGACATGCTCATCAACCGCCTGCAAAAGACGGCCTGGGCCGAACTGATGGAGCAGATATTCGGGCTGTATCAGGAATTCTGCCCCGAGGAAAAATGGTACTGGGTGACCCGCTCGGACCAGAAGCGCGTACCTATCCGCATGACCAGGGAGCAGCTCAGGGGCAAGTTCGAGTTCTCCTTCAAGGGCAATACCGTCAACACCAACCGCGAAGTCCTGCGCACCCTGTCCCAGATCAGGTACAACACCCTGATGGCCAACCCGGATTTCATGACCGATCCGCACGCCAGGCAGAATCTGCTCAAGGATTTCCTGAAGTACCACGGCGATGGGACCGACCAGGACCGCCTGATCCCGGCCCTGCCCGGAGAAGGGGCCTTCCAGCACCCGCCCACCAGGCAGCAGGACGAGAACAAGATCCTGCAAATGGGCGGCTACTTCATGCCCTTGCCGACCGATCCTCATGCCGAACACCTTCAGATCATGGACCAGTTCGAGCAAACAGCCATGTTCGCCCAGATGGAACCGCACGCGGTCGGCCTATGGGCGTCGCACAAACAGCAGCACATGGATTATCTCAGGGCTCAGGTCCAGCAGAACCAGATGCCGGCAGCCGGCGCCGGCATGGCCAACAACGTGCCGGTGGGTGAGAGCATGGCCAACGCCGGGTCCGGTAACGCCGGTCTGAACGTATTGCAGGGAGGCAACGTATGATCTCCATCAGGGATCTGGCCCAGCACGAACAGTTCGACAACCTGATCAGGGTGCTCGAAGAAGACCTTGACGCGGAGACGAAAAAGATTTTAGATGCAGGAGCGACTGCTCCGACGGATGAAATCAGGTTCATCGCCGGCGGCATCGCCAAGCTCAGGGTCTTGATCTCAAGGCTCAAGGCAGAGAAAGGAAGTGCGTGATGGGCAAGCAGAAGAAGAAGACGTCCCTCGGCATGTTCAATCCCATGCAGATCAGTTCCGCCGGATCCATCGCCCGTGATCCCGGCTCGTTCCGGGGCACCGGCACCCGGCAGCGCGTGATCAAGGCGCAGAGTAAGGTCCGTGAACTGGTCAACCAGGGATACCGTCTCAACCCCAAGGCCAAGACTTCGCAGACCTACAAGGACGCCGTGAAGAAGGCGAACAGCCCGGCAGGAAGATTGGGCAAGCTGTTGGTGCGATAATGCCCAGCAAGAGCAAGAAACAGGCAAGGACGATGCAGGCGGCGTGCAAGTCCGCCTCCTTTCGGAAAAAGGTGAAAATCCCCCGGAAGGTGGCCTGTGAGTTCTTCCGCGCCGACAAGGCAAAGAAGAAGAAGCCGCAGTAACTCTCTGACCGCGACCCGGCGTTAAGGGCGAGGGAGAAGAACCATG